CTTCTCAAGTCGTGACTTAGCCTTCTCGTAACGGGTAGGCTTCTTTTCGGAAGCCGACTCCGACTTGTCTTCTGAAGATTGCGTTGTTAAAGAACTTTTGGCTTCCTCGGATTTCTCCTTGGTAGCTGAAACCTCATCCGAGGCTTCTGTTTGTTTTTCGGCTTCATCTGCAGTCGCGGGTGTCTGCTCGTTATCTCCGCTTGAATTTACCTCTGTTTCCGTTTCAACTTCTGGCTCATCCTTGGGGATTGTTTCCAATCCTGCATCGGCTGCTGCCGCAAGTTTCAACATATCCAGTTCAGTAACTTCCATTGAATCTGCCATTTGACCCTTTCTTACACTTGTCGGCAGGGAGTCATTCTGCCTAAAGGTTAGTTGGCTATTGTGTCATCCGATCCGTCCTCATAGCCAAGAACGGCGGAGTTAAGTTTTTGGGTTGCGAGCGATTCTAAGGTCGCTACACAACCACGAAATCCTTTAGCATACCCACAAGCGTCCGCAAGTGCTTCTGATTTCTTCATCACAGCAGATCCGTTTTGACGCAGGGTTAGGTTAAGCAAAATCAGACTAAGGCGTTTGCCAGTTGGAGTTGACAAGAAGCCAGTCCACGCTTTTTCGTCTTCATCCTCCCATTTGGGTTCATTCACCCATTCTTGGTCGCGCATAAATGCCAATGCTGCTTTTAGTTTTCTCATAGCTTTATTGCCCAGGAATCTCCTTGGAATAGCGTATAGTCCTTTTGTCCTATCTCCTCAAGTAAAGCCTTCTTTACCGACTCCCAACTCCAATCGTGGCCAGACATAATCCCGCCTTCTTTTAGTTTGGATCGCCAGCCTTTTAAATCTGCCAGCACGCCTTCGTAGCGGTGATCTCCGTCAATATAAACCAGGTCTAGCTCTCCATCTTTTAAGAATTGAAGTGCATCTAGGCTTTTACCTATGCTATATAGAACATTTCCAAGTGGACTTGTACGTTCTTGAAATGCCTCAAAGACAAACTTCATTGGGCATTGCTGACTAGCCCTATCGTTAATATCGTAGCCGTTCAGCCAAGGATCAACCGCCAGCACCTCTTTGAAATATTTAGCAATAACCACCGTACCTTCCCCGCTGTAAGAACCGATCTCAACCGCCTTGCCAGTCGCACCTTGTTTGTTCGCCCATTCACACAGTTTTGCCAAGCCTTCCGCTTGGAAGGCATCCCGCATTACTGGTACTTTCAACCAGCCATCGGTGCTGGTGCTTGGCCTTGCATTACTTCTTGAGGCAATTGTTGCCCCTGCTGTTGCATCTGAGCCTTACCTGCATCACGAAGCTGTTTCTGGATAGCGCGGGATGTGTTTGGGTCAACCTGTTCCAAGGCTGCCAAGTGCTGTTGTAAGTGTGCCATCAGAACTTGCATTGCGCTCTGATCGACCTGCTGTTGCCGCTGTTGAGCCGCTTGGTTAAATGCGAACAGAACGGATATATGCGCTTTGTGATCGTCGCTAGGCTTGATGGCGACTGGGAATCCAGTTGCAAGCATAGTCGCGATTTCAGTCGCTTGATCTTCAGCTTGATCGCCAGAGGCTGCGTTCGGATCTTGGAAGAGTCTGCGGACCAGCGAGGGATCGTCTTGTTCAAGGACTGACTTTACCAATTCGCCTTGGTTAACGAAAGGATTATTTTGGAACATTTGCATCCGAGCTACAGACTTCTGCAACGCAAACTGGCGGTTGATAAAGTCAAGTCCACCCTTCGGCTCAATGGAATACTCATCGTGGATACCATCTGGAGGCATCGAGCCTGTCTCTTCCGCATAGCGATACATCAAGTCTTTCTTGTTGTACTGCGTGTAAAGCGACCAACACTGTTTGAATAGATGGGCTAAACCCATTCGGAACATCCGATTGCGCAAATCTCCAGAGGCTGCTGCCTGCGACTGCAACGCTTGAATCTCGGTGGCAGTCTTGCGATCCGACACCTGGAACTGCGAGCCAGCACCAAAATCTGGATTGCCCATACGTTGCTCGGAAAGTAGACGTTCTTCGAGCATCAGTTTCTGAAAGTCAAATGGAGGCTGGCTAAACTGAACTGGCTTTAAGCCCTGTGGCAGAATCTGCCCAGGCTGCATCTTCAAGTTCGATGTGTTTAGCGAGATAGGATTCTGTGCTTCGAAAACTGGGCGGTTGGCAAGCTCCACATAGTCAGAGAGACTATTTTTTAATTTATTGAGGAGGTTCTCATTCGGGAGGAGGATCTCGGCCACACCTCGTGGACTGTACCAACCGCCACCAGTAACTTCATAGGGGAAATCTACGAAAGGTGGTTCACCGTGACGATACGGCAAAGTGAACGGCTTGCGAACATCTTCAGTTACGACAAGCGGACTATACGTCTCGACCTTCCATCCGTCTTCAGAAGGCGTGTACATTTCCCAAAGAATGATGCGATCATTTTCAGCTTCTTGAGTAATTCCCTCGCGTCGATAAATCTCGTCTTGAATCTCACTTCGTAAGCCCACCGATTTGGAGGGTTTACCCGAAATGGTTTTAATGAAGTCGTCGTCCTGCTTGTAAAGCGGATTTGCCTTATAGGAATCGACGCTTGTCGATACGATGTGTACGATGAAATCTGCATCTTTGAACTCCTTTGTGTACGCTGGAACAATGATGTGGAAAGGGTCAATAGCTTCAAAGTCAATACGCTTCTTGTCTTCGTTCCAAACAATTTTTGCAACGCCTCGTCCGTATAGGAGGATATTGTCAATTACGGAAACAATCTCTTTCTGAAAGTTGGTTCGTTCGCGCATGTTGTAATCAAACCAACGCTCGGCAGAAACGGTAAGAGGAGTCAACTGCTGGCGCATCGGTACAAAGCTGGAAAGAATGTCGTTACCAATTGCGCTGTTGACGAAGCTGGGTTTCAGCTTTTCAATCGCTGTGTCAATTAACTGAACGTGCAAGTCGGCGGCTGTAGGCCAAGGCTTTACCTTACGGCGAACGCCAAAATAACGGGCTTGATAGAATAAACGCTGGCGATTTTCCCAAGTCTCGCGCTGATTGAGCGAGTCAATAATGCGAGAGTAATATTCTGTTCTACGGCTATCTTTGGCGTTCATTTGTTTCGCTCCACTTTAAGTTCGTATGATAGATCGTTGACTGCGTTTAATGCTTTCCTAGCCCATTCACGAGTGCCTGGTGTGCCACGACGAATTTCAGTATAGGTAGGATCTTTCATCAGTTCTTCAACTATCCCTGTCGTGTGTGTTACTGGTGTCGTTGTTGCGCAACCACCAAGACTCACCACGCAGATCACGCTCAATAGCATTGCGGTTATGCTTCCACTCACCTTCGATGTTCTGTACTCGCTTCTCTTTCCAATTCGGAATGAGGCGAAACACGGCTGCGATGATCTCAAGGATTGCACGCAGCACAAATAAATTATTTAATATTCAGACCGACTGTCTTGAGGAAGTTTACAATCTTTTCCAAGAACGTATCATCCGCTGGGGTCGGTGTGAGTTTAACAATGATGCGAGCTGCGAGAACGATGCCACCAACAGCGGCTACGATCTCTTGCCAATTTGAAGTAATCCAATTCCATATGTTCATAGTTTATTTCTCCATGTCCTGTTTGTTTGCTTCTCGAATCATTCTATCACGTTGAAGCGCGTTTACAAAGAATGATTCGGGAATAGTGTTTCCAGCAGAAATTGACGTATTTGCAGAAACAATTGCTCCAGGTCTATCACCAGAAGACAATTGACTCCAGAACTTTTCCCAAGCTGGAGATTGTTCCTTGCTTAACTTTGATGATAACTCTTCGCCAAAACCTGGGTTGCTTGAGTAATAATCTTTAATTTGTTTTGCAAAACCAGAATCTTTATTTTCTTCTGATGTCACCTCATCAAGATAATCTCGAATGCTCGGAACTTGTGCTCTCTTGCCACTTGGGTCTTCCATTGTTCGGAATCCTTGCGTTGGAGCATTTTCAACTGGTGGCTTTATTTGCTCAAGCACATCATTCCTTGGTACTGGTTCAGCCCTACGGATAGGCTCTTCAACTGGCGTGGCTCGCCTGATAACATTGGCAGTCATCGCATCCTTGCGTTGGTCTTGAGACATTAGTGAATAAATGTCTTTTGGGTACGCAGTAAGTGGAGTTACAGGCCGCATTTCTGCTGCTGCAACTGCCTTCTTGTTTGCTAATGTACCTCGCTCGTTAGCCATGAAAAACTATCCTCCTGGGTCAAATCCAGCCATGACAGGGTCGTGTGCCACCATCATTTCCTGAAGTGACTTCCAAGTTGGACGCTCTATCTGAAATGTCAAGTCAAGACCGCTATTTGACGTACTCAAGCATAATGCTAGGGCATCGGCTCTATCTGGCGAGGCTATGCCTCTGGCTCGCATTGAGTCCTTGGACTCTACGCCCAGCTTGCCCTTGCTGTTAGTAATGGTACGCCTGCAAGTTAGTTGGGCAGTCAAGTCCTCGTCGTCTTCGGGTAGGATGATTTCTGCATCCTCAATCTTCTTGGCCATGTTGTACCACATCTCGGCTGATCTGTTGGTATAGGCATTGTTGTCGTAAGCCGTACCACCAAAGTTTACCCTATTGACAGTCCATCCAGACTCAGCCAAGGCATCGCACATAACCATCCCCATCCCGCTTGCGTCAGCGTAAATGTTGTTGGCTTCCAACCCAGCCTTCTTAAACTCGACTATAAACCTGCCTACCGCTGCCATCGTGTCTTTCTCGCGCCATGCAATCATAGGCAGGATCTTGTTGCCGTCACTTATGCAGATCACGTTTTGATCGCCACCAGCCGCAAAGTCCACGCCTGCTGTTCTTACACCTGGCCTAAATCTTGGTGGTGCGTTGTAGCAGTTCTGTAGCTGGTTTAGGTTGATGACTAAACTCTCCGCACCTATGTCAACAAACTCGCCATAGATCATGGATCGGGTTAGTGGATGTTTCTCGCCGTAACGCTGGGTTATTTCGTCAATCTGCTTCTGCGTTATGTGTGGGCAGTCAAACGCTGTGACTGCGTGCTTTGACCACATATTTGCTTCCTTGGTGAACGCTCGATAGAACGCACCACTAGTCCCGCCTGGGCTGGATGCGATTAGCAGCCTAGTTGGTTGACATCGGCTGATAGCCTCGAACAGCGGGTCGGCTACGGTCTTGGCTTCGTCTACCACCATCAGCAATGGATGGTATTCGTGGTCTTCTGCGTGCCAGCCTTCAGCACGCCCAGGATCGGTCGCTGAGTAGCCTATAATGCGTGATGTGTTGCCATTGGGGTGGAGGTAGCGGATCTCGCCAGATGTCACTTCCCACGCACCCCCAAGTTTGGCAATGTGATTGCGCAGGCTAGGCCAAAGCTGGCTTTCGACTTGACGGAAAACGCCCGCCGTAGTTACAGCGATTGAGCGCGGGTAAACTAGCGCGTGCCATATCAGAATTGCCGAAATGACGGTGCTAGTCTTGCCAGAGCCGTTGGCTGCACGCAGGGCTACGCGACAGTCCTTAGCCTCTAAATCACGCAGTACCTTGCGTTGCCAGTCATAAAGATTGATGCCAAGTACGTTAGATGCGAATGCGGCTGGTTTAGAGAGGTCTAGCAGAATCTCTTCTTGGCTACGCTTTGGAGGCTTTGGCATTGGTAATGTTTAAGACCTCTTTTTGTTTTGAGCCAGAATAATTTGGGGGGGTTTATGCGTATTAAATGGGGGCTGGGGGAGTGGTAGGGGGCGTGGTGGTGTACTTGGCCAAGCTCTCTTTCCTTGGTTTGCGTCTTCTCATTGCTATATGCTTTGTCCTTCCAGAAACTTTTTGCGTTGGAGTGACAATGGTTTGTGTGCCATCTGTCGCACAATAAGTATTGTATTTAATTGCAGGAATAGGATTAACTGAAACTGCCTTTGTATCAATAACTTGTGTCTTTTTTCTGCCAGCAATCCCAGCTAAAAGTGAGGCTAGGTTGGAGCTTATTCCGTGAGTGTGTTCTTGCGTAACTGACAGCCTAGCACTGGGTTGTGCGTGATTATAGATTCGCTCGGCCATCCACGCTTTTGCTTGCCACGATTTTGCACCAGCTAACTCTATGTCACGAAGGAGAGACAACTCGTGTTTTTTTCTGGCTGTCTCCACTCTACGAGCGAAATCTGGCTTTCTTTGCGACCAAGTGCGGATAGTGGAAGGATTCACGCCGACCAATGCTCCCGCTTTTTCCAAAGTGAAACCAGATCCACACGCCGAGATTATTTCCTCGGCAATCTTCTCGGTAAATACTTCACGACCATTCTTGGCCTTTTCGATAGGTGCAGTGGAGTCCGCTGCCGATTCATCCATCTGCAAAAATTACCATATCCCAGGCAGAAAAAAAGTGTTGACCTAATAGGCAAGCAGATATAGTATGCATTTTATCGAGGGAGATCCGATAGGAACTTCCGAGGTAAAAAGAAAAGAAAGGAAACACAAATGAAAAAACTAGAAGTTATGGATATAGGCGGTGATGTTGGTTTCGTTCACAATGGCATCTTCATTGAAAACCCATTTATATCCGAGTGCGGAAGGTTTGATGTAGATCCGTTGAAACACTATGGATTGACGCTCAAAAAGATTATTGAGATATTTGGCAAGGATTACGAAAGGCTATTGAGCTAAAGCGATCAGACCCCGAACACATCCGCAAGGGTGTGTTTCGGTCTGGCCGATAGGCTGGAACAAAAGAAACCAAAAAGAAAGGAAACGACACAATATGACAACAGCAGAACCAAAAAAGAAGAATGACAATGGCCTTGCCGATATGGTCAAGAACATTGCCCAAACGATTGAGTGTGGAGAATACGAAACAGAATCCGAGGAGGGTTGCAACGCATACGATTATCTATCTAGTGCGTTGGATTTTCAATGGATCGTGCAAAACGATCTCACCTTTATTGGTGCGAGGATTCTTGTGGCGTTCGGAGGTCCGAATATTTGGATTGATACAGATAAAAAGAAGGTGGAGGGATATTGGTGGGGCGATTATGCTTGCGCCGATTATTCCGAGGACTCGCTGGGCTTGCAAGAATGCGTTGAGGAGTTGTATCAATCGAGACTCGATGAGGCAAAGAGAAGGAAATGATTTGCTTCTCAATCTACTCACGGAACGGCTCATTCGTCTGCCGTTTTATGGAACGCAGCAAAGCTGAAATGTGGAGGATGTTCCACGGCATCCAAGATTATGTAATCAGAAAAGAGGTATGGCGATGAATTCACCGCAAATCTATTCGCTCGGGTTATTGCACGGAGGACTCCTTTTAGGATTCGTCTGGCTAGTCTGGCCAAAGCGGAAATAAGTTTCCCCTCGTCTCCCATCGTAGCGGATGGGAGGAGAGGTCAAACCCTATCGGGATGGCCTAAAGAAACAGAAAAGAAAGGACACACGCACAATGAGCAAAAACTACTGGGAATCACACAACATAGGAAAACAAGTTGGAGAATATGCAGATAAGCTTGGGTTGGATTGCATCGCAACTGGAGGGAACTGCGATTTCATTGTGAAATCATTGAGCAAAGAAAACGAGATGATGGCAGTTTTAGTTTCAGAGTTTTGCGAATGTCCAGACACTCTGAATGAGGTTGCTTGGGTATCAATTAAGCTCAATTCGTCTTGGGTTGAGTCTGTGGAGTTAAAGTTCGAGTCAGCTCGAAAGGCGATGCAGTTTATGGCAAATATTAAGGATTCTAGTGCTGTTAATATTGGGGAACTTGTAGCCAGCTAGTCCCTCCTCGATCCACCTTGTAGCGGAGGTGGACGGAGGATGGATTTGGGCTTTCGCCTGGACATCCTAACAAACGGCAGCGTAGCCATAATCCGGTTGCGTATGTACAGCAAACGGAAGCATAGCCATAAGGAGACAAATGGACGAACAGCAAATTATCAAAGCCTACCTTTCGCGCCTGGGGCGTAAAGGCGGGAGCGTAAAAGGCCCGCAAAAGGTGCGACCCAGAGAACACTATCAGAAGGCGGTAGGTATCCGCTGGGCTAAGTATCGGGAGCGTCAAACGGAATCGCAGGCATCAAAACGGTAGCGTAGCCTTTTGCGGGAGCGTTAAATGGCAGTCTAGTTATTTTTTGGCAATGTAAAGAACTACGTTATCTGTATTCTGTTCTGGAAATATGCTTTCGCCATTTGAGTCTATGTAATAAATAGATCCCGACCTGGTGGGATTCCCAAGCACTATTGCAAGCCAATCAAAGTCACTATGAGAACACGCAGAATGTCTTATTTTTATGTCTCCTGTTTTGCTTCCAGTTATATGACCAGTTTTAACTTCAACTCTTTTCAGTTCGCCATTGTTAAGCATAACTATTAGATCGCACCTACATGACGGACTCAAGGCTCTGAATACACTCAAACCTTTTGCCATCAAATCGTTTGAAACATAGAGTTCGTTTATTGCGCCTACTGTTCCAGTGTTGGCGATATAATCATGAGCTTTTTCGTTTAGCATAATCTATTTACCTATAAAACAGCAACACGCCTTGTTGCCAAGTTCTAACTGTTCAACCCTGAACTTGACGCTTAAACTCAATTCTTGGGGTTTTGTTTTAGTTCCGCATCTTTTACCATTTTGTTTATCCCGACATCGTGGCGAGGCTTCTGGGTGGCAAGGAATCGATTTTAAAGCCTTTTTTCTTTTCATGTAACTACCAATTGCGGCAGCTCCAGTAGCGGGCCGAAGTCTTGGCTGGTGGTTTAGAGTCACACTGATGCCTAGCCCTAAAGCTCTTGCGCCTTGCTGGACTGCTCTTCTTGATGGTCATTTTTGGGTCGCCATAACGAATAACCTTGCTTTGGCCATTCTGACAGGCTCGGACTACAAACTTCTTGCGCTCTCCAGGTGTACGCCTAGGGCTGTTACATGGTAAGTCTCTAGGATTCACGAGTCATCTACCTCATCAGCGTCAAAAGCCTCAGGACAGGCATCGTGGAGCGATTGGAGTGCCTTCTGGTGCGCTTCAAAGAAGCCTGAGAGCCTATTGACCTCATCAGTCAGCCCTTCCCACTGGTGTTCGAACACTTCAAAAGAGCAGTTTGCGTCCATATCATCGACTAATTGACCCAAGAGCCTAAGAACGCCGTGTAGTTGAGCGTTCTCCTTTTGAAGCAGGCAAATAAATCTATTTGCCAGCTTCAACTGCTCTCGGTCTTGGTTCAGAACCCACCCTTCTTGGCTTTCATCAGTCGCCATACTCTAGGCTTAATGGTGCTGTTCTTCTTGCTGCGGCTAGACCCAGCCTTCCGGCGGGCGTTGATGTTTGCGTATAATCCTTGTTTCATTTTGCTATTGTACCACACCCTCCACCTGATCACCAACTCCGTTGTTCAGCAGGTGCGAACGTGTGCGAGCCAGCCCAGCCAGCCTTGTTTGTTCATTTAGGAAAACGCTACGGAAAGAACGCAGTGGTAGTGGGGAAGGGACGGGACAAAAGGAGTCCCTTTCCCCTACTTTCCTTTGCGAATTATTCCTTATATATATAAGGAGTCTGACTGCTCTATAAATGATAGTGCCTTGAAAGTGGATTAGAAAGTGGTCTGATTGGCAATATATAAGCCGCTGTCAGACAATATCTTGTTAGCTTTATTAAGGCGTTTAAGATACCTATAAAACGTGCTTTCCGATACTTCCAACTTTTCGATGATATGACGACATAAATCACCTGCTTGCCACTGCTTGCTACCCATTTCAGTTAAGAACCTTTTATCGTCAACAGCCTTGTGTGCTCCTGGCTTCTTTAGCTTGTCTGGATTGAGTGCAAAGTTGGCTTGGAACAGTGGATAATGCCACTGAACTACAAAGCTATCTACTGGCGGGAAGTTACGCAGTGTGATGTCACAAGTGTAAGTCTTCTCATCCTCCTCGTGGGCAGTCAGAACGACCAACGTATCTGGATTACGAGCGAAAACGCCCGACCCACTGAAGCGGTCAATCGACTCTGACCCACTCTTGTTTCCCTTGCTAAAATGGTGTGACAGAATGATTGACAGATTGTGGCGTGTGGCTAGGTACTCAAACTCGTTCATTAGGCTTGACATATCGCCTGCGCTGTTCTCATCCCTCTCACCCATCAGCATATAGTTTGGATCTAGGATGATCGCTTGGTAGCCCTTACCTTCAATCTGCTTTTCGATCATTGGACGGATGAGAGTCAAGTCGGCAGCGTGACCTCGGAGCGTCCACACATCAAAGTCATCGGCCTTTTCTTCTAGTCCTTTGGCCTTGATAACATCAGCCAAGCGATTGCGGAACGACCACTCTTGTATTTCGAAATTGATAAACAACACCCGCGACATCTTGCACTGCTGCCCCCACCAAGTCACACCAGCATGTAACGAAAGGGCTAAGTCAATTAGACTCCAACTCTTGAACGCCTTGCTACCTCCACCCAGCAACATCTTCCCGCCTCTATGCAGCATTCCCTCAATTAACGTCTCTGGTGCGGGTAAGTCTTCCTTAACAAGTTGTGCATAAGATTTAATTGGCGGCCACTCGTCCGTCTTCGGCTTGATACCAAGTGCTACGGCTGGTTCAATCATCGGTAGTTCATTCATCTTTCCTCCCTTGTAGAACCATAACAGGCTCTGCATTTTGTCGTTTCTTTTTGCCCCAGGTATCCGAACTGGCTGACTAGGCTTGAATGTTGCTGGGTCACATCCAAGCGGAATAAGAAATGTTTTCAACTGGTCAATCAATTCCTTGTTTGACGGCATATCAAACCATCCATGCAAACTCTTTCCACCAGTATCCACAACGGCACGTAACCGAAGGTTGAATAAATCACGCATCAATTGGAACACCGCGCCGATCTCTGGCTTGGTTAGAACATCGGACTCGACAACCAGAAATATCCTATGTTCAACTGTATCGTTCGACCTGCTGATCGTCCCATGCTTGTACGTTGCGCCAGTCGTGTACTGACCTATTGGTGCATCCAACTTCTTCCAATCCCAAGCTGACCTAAAGTTCTGCGGATGCCTCCCGCTGTCCTTGACATCACCAATCCAGATATTGTCAGCCACATTAAACATAGATAAGAACAAGTGATAGTCTTGCGCTGGATCGTCTAGCTTAACTGGACTCTCCTCGTACATATCCGCTGGGTCCCAATTGTAATGTGTCAAGTATCGTTGCCTATTCGACTCTGCAATCGTCTTGATTCTATCCAGCACCTCGGCGTGCGGGTCTTTCTTAATGACTAGCTTGGGCGCAGCAGTACCCCCCGACATAATGTTGACTGGCTTGTAAAGCACATCGCTGGATATAGCTCGGCGTAACTTGCGGTTGACCTCGTCACGATACGGAGTGCAACTCGTATGCCAGCAAAATATAGTCGGCGCGCCATCCACAAACACCGTTGTGTCACGGATGCGAGTGTGGCTTGTATGTGCAGCCTCACCAGGACACTTGCACAGCCCATGGTTCTCGGACTGCCAATCCACTTGGCCTACGATCTCTTCAGCTTGGCGTTGTGCTGTTGTCATAACGACTATTCAGAAATAGTTTCTGATTCGTCTTCATCATCGGAAGCAATGAATTGCTTGCCAGCCCTGTAAATGTATTGCCCCTGCACGCACTTCTCTCCGCCACTCATATTCGCAAGCTCTTCATTCCCTCTTTTCATGTTGCAAGAATAGTGTGCAAGCTGAACATTGTCCCACACATGAAGACCGCCAGAGGATATTGGCGTAATGTGATCTACAGAAGACTGCGCCATCTCTACGGAGTTCTTGCATATACCGCAAATATCACAATCTTTAATTTTTAGTTCAAGACGATTTATAAAATGACACCTACCATTTGTTCTTATGGAGTGCGACTTATTCATGGCTAATGCCTTGGCTGCACATTTGTATGAACAGAAAAGAATTGGATGCTCCCAACAACTATCTTTCCTAGAAATAGAAGCTGCGCATCCATTCCCACAATGATGACAAACATTTACGTATTCTTTTATGTGACGCTCCCACCCAACATTTTCCCACGGCTTGTAATTACTTGATTCAAAATCTGCAGTAAAATCAAGCCTAGACGTGCGCAATAATGTAACTATATGCCTATACTCATAGTCACAGCTCTTGTAATACGCTTGCTTTATCTTGACTTTTTTGGTTTCAACATAATATAAATCCATTTTATTTATTCCTTATTCAAACTGGCTCTGATTCAAGAGGAGACACACTGAGGAACGCCCGCCGCAGGATCTCCCTGCGTACCACATCGCCAGTTAGTTATTTGGTTTTATCCTCCAACTCCATCGCCTTCTTGCTGGCCTCAACAATATCCTCGGCCTTGATGTTGCGTAGTGCATTGCACCACATCTGCGTTTTGGGAGTCTTGTTGGTCGCATCCTTACACTTCGCTTGTGGCAACCCAGCGTGAGGACGACAAGGCGCATGCGGGCAAACGTCAGGCTTAAACACTGAAACATTCAGCGGGTAGAAAGACATTCTGTCGGCTGGATCGTATGATCCCCACAGCGAAACGCACGGCGTGTTAAGCCCAGCAGCGATGTGATTGACACTGCTATCTGGAGCCACAACAAAGTCAGCGTTGGCTACGACTGGGAACAATGATCTGATCGCCTTCGTCGTATTAAACAAATCAATGACGCGAGGATGATCGACATGGAAATTGTTACTGTTGTCCAGCCCAATAATTACTGCGTGATGTTCTGGATAGGCTTCCAACAACGCAAGCACAGCATCCTGCCCCATCTTGGGTGGATAGGTTCGCGTTGGTCCACTCGACGAAACGTGGTAGGAAAAGAATTTCTCTGGCAACGGCCACTTGCCTAATGCCTTTAGCTCGTCGTGATCTGGTTCAACAAGGTGAAGCATCGGCTTACAATACTTAACCATCGTCTTCTCATCCCATACACCCATCCACTCGTAGATCCGCTTGTAGCAATTGCCAGGACCAGTCCCAAGCTTTGTATCCCCAACCTGCCCGCTGAACAAATCGTCAGTAGGCAAATGCGAGTCATACGACTCCCACGCCTCAAGCGTGCAAGGCAGCGGATATAACTTTGCACCTAGCCCAGCATAGAGAGGCAGGTTACGAGCAGGCGCATAAACATCCACCACACCACCCGACTCCTGCACCAAGTAGTTGACGAATGCTGTGGCAATAATTGCATCCCCAATCGCTCCAGCCCGATACACGGCTGTCGCTCCACCAGCCGACCTTCCCTTGTAGTACGGCTTAATTTTGTGTGGGCATGGAATAGAGTCAGTCCATATTCCTCCAGTAAGCTCATCTGGGAGAACGTAGGTATTTCGAACGTGAAGTAAGTTATCATCCACCTTGTGGATTGAGTTTGTGTTATTTGTCCATAGTTTCATTTTGGTTGCCTTTCTATTTAGTTTTTTCTGCAGCGTCAATCCTTTTTCCAATCCAAGCCATGCACGGCACGGCCATAGAATTGCCTAGTGCCTTGTATCGTGGACCATCTGGGCATTGATCCGCTGGCTTGTTACGCCAAGGAATTAGCGTGTGGTCGTCATCAAAGCCTTGGAGTCGTTCACATTCTCTTGGAGAGAGCCTGCGTACTGCCATCCGATCCGCTGGGTTAATTACTCCACCAGTATGATTAATGTCGGATGCTGAAGACGAAATTGACTGCGACTTATCTCCAATTGTTTTGTTATAGCAATCGACTGCAACTGCCCCAACAAGATGAGCATCCTCATTGTAAGGCGCCCATCCAGCTTGACCCTGCATCTTGCTTGTTAGAGTTGGGGATGGATCTCTAAATGGAATCGCCTCCTGCACCAATGGCACATTCCCACCACCAGTTCCGTATCGTGATACGCAACTTGGAGCAACATCGTGCGGGCCAGTTACTCGGCTGTCGTTGGGATGGTTCTCGTAAAGGACAGCATGCTTGTCACCCTTGGTCAGAGTTGGGCAAGGATCACCCGGCTTACCCACTCCAAGTCCATTACCTTTGCCGTCTTGCTTGTCTCCGTGCTTGCCAGAATGTCGTGTCGCTTGGTCGTGGATGGGAATAACTGGAACAAGCAATCTTCCGCTTGTTAAGTCTTGATTGCCGATTCCCTTGTAGTCTCTTGCCAAAAGCGTATCAGATGGAGCAGACGGATTATTCCAATGCGATTGGTTAATCGCTTCGTGAACTGCCTTAATCTCCATCAATGCTTCGTCACTACATCCTCCTCGACTTCCTTTGCACTGGGTGATTGTTGGACTAACTCCAACGCCTGCTTGAGCATTGGTGGCAACTCCTTGCCTCGTTTCTCGGCTCGGCGCAGGATTCCGGCGCACGCTTTCGGACTCAAATAAAACCTTTGCGGCAAGGTTCCCTTTTCCAAGATGTGCGACAACGAACACACGCCTGCGTCTTTGGGCCACTCCGAACCATTGAGCGTCCAGCACTCGGTATGCCCACTCATACCCCAGCTCCCCCAACGCTCCGAGGAAGGAACCAAAATCTTTTCCTCCGTTAGATGACAAGACACCAGGGACATTTTCCCAGACAAGCCATCGAGGTTTGAGACGTTCAGCGATTGCAAGATATGTAAGCATAAGGTTTCCTCTTGGGTCTTTGAGTCCTTGCCTAAGTCCTGCAACGCTGAAGGACTGGCATGGCGTTCCTCCGACCAGAATGTCAATTGATCCGCTTTGTATTTCCCATTGTTCATATTTACTCATGTCTCCTAAGTTTGGTACTTTCGGCCAATGATGCTTAAGCACCGCTGACGGAAATGGTTCTATTTCTGAAAACGCTACTGGCCTCCATCCGATAGGCTCCCAAGCTTTGGAAGCTGCTTCAATGCCAGAACATACGGATAGGTATTTCATTGTTCCTCAACAATCTCCTTACAAATCAAAGCCGCAGCATCGACCATCGTAATTATCTGGATCATGTCAATTGCACGACCATGAGAAGCGCGATCCCTCTCCACAACCAGTTTTTCCCTGGCAGAGAGAAGGATGTCGCGCCCCCACTTGAGGCGAGCTTTTGCCTCTGTATCCATTACGAGCCTGACCGCATCCGAAACTTACGATGCGACTTGTTACTCTTCCCAGCAGCAGAGAGTGCTATCGCAATCATCTGCTGGCGTGAGCGAGGCTTACCGCCTGCTCCACGCTCCTTGCCCTTCTTCTTGTTGTCCATCGCCAACTCATGCATATTCTTCGATACGTCTTTACCTAGCATATTTATTTCTCCTTATTGTTATAATGGGGATTAGGCACTGATGGTGCTTGTACCCCGAAGCTTGGATTCTCACATCTGCGACAATCTCGAATGTCAAAGTCAAGTATCTCGCCAGAGTTGAGCATTACCGTGAATATCTTATTATGATCCATTCCGTAATCAGTAACCAAGAATGCAAGACCTTCACCTTTTGGGGTCATCATCCATAGTTCTGGATTAAGCTGGATCATTTCCATGCTGGTCCTGTAAACCAAGCCACCAATACCCAGCGAGTTCCCCAGATCGGCGCACGCGCCCTGTGTTCGATGTAGGATGGGAACCAGCATCCAGCCCCTTGCTCGCGTATGAATCGAGCGTTCTCAATGTCAGCCTTAACCTGTAACCCACCGCCAATGTATTCGTGTGGTGCGGATAGGTTGACTACGGCTGTAAGTTTGCGATCAGAGGCCGTATACGAATCCCAGTGCCACTTAAACCTCTGGAACGGACGATAGCGAAGCACCTGCAACTGCTGGATGCCTTGGATGTCGAATCGCCATTGCTCGGCATTGATGCTTTCTGTAATCTCTTTCATCACATTGTAGATCCACTTGTGATGTTGGCTGAATGGTATCCAACACGACGAGCATGTACGAGTACGAGATACTTTATGCGTTACGCCATCCTTGGCTAGTACTGGCGCACGCTTCATACCGATTACTTGAGCGTCTTGGCGAATCATCTCGCACTGGCTAGGAGTCAGCACATAGCGATCTACGGATGCGGTTAATACTTTCTGCTTGAATGTCTCGATCATAGTATGTTGTCCTTCAAAAAATCAATCAGCTTGCAGACGATAAATACTCCAGCCAAAACAATTGAGGCAAGAACGCAGAACATAAATGCCAGCCAAGTCAGAATCCAAATCATATCACCAATTGTTTCAAGCAATTGCATAATCATTATCCTCCAATTTGCGCAGCAGAGTCCTATTGTCGATCCTTATTCCTGAAGCCCTGCACCACCAGGCAACTGTTCCGTTCTTAAAATCTTTAAGTAAATTCTGCACCTCGTGCATATTCTTATATTCAAGAGCATCGTTAAGAGGCACGCCGTGATGATCTCGCACAATCTTCATACCCTCCACCATCCCTCGCTTACGCAACATCCGCAGGTCACGGATCGCCTGCAACGCAACCTCGCCAGCCAACTGTTGCAATCTTTCATCGTAGTCTCCCTTGGTTAAATGCGTTGATCTCATTTGCGTTTGCGTTGTGCCTTATGCCATTTCGCATAATCGTTCCATTCCTGACAAGCTAAATCTGCTTCCTCTCGTGAATTAAATAAATCAGTAAGTGGCGGGAATCCTTTTGGCGGCCTAGATCCCCACAGGCGAGGACCAATTACGTTGCCAGCCATCGTATGAAGTCGGAACTTTCCGCACTCCTCGACGACTTTAATCTCGGTCATCTCCCAAGCTCGACAAGCTTTGCTTCGTCTTCTTTAATCTGGTCAGCCAACTTAACCAGATCATTCGACTGCCCAGCGTAGTGAATGCAAAATGCGTCCTTGTACCGATCCAACCCAAAGTGTGACTCAACGCTGGTCATGCAATTGTAGGCTGGGTCAAGATTATCCAGCGGTACATTCCAGAGGTGAATCATAATGTTCATCCAAGTCTGCTCGGCAAAATGGTTCGGAAGCAAGCCAAGCGGAGGCATGGAAAGTATACCAACGGCCTTGGAAGAAACTACAAATACGCCAGTGTTGACGTAGAATCTTGGATCAATCCTTGCCCCGAATGCGCTGGCAAGCTTTCCCATCTCGTACTTGCGATCAAGAAAAGCACCCTCGTCGAATGCTGAGAACATCTCAACTTCAGCACCAATCTCATCGCAGTCGTTGGCAATCAGAACATCGCAGTCAACAAACGTAATCTGCTCATAGCCCTTTGTGGCTATGATGTTCCCGATTGCGGATTTGCTGTACTGCACTGGCTCGACCAACGGCTTATCCAATGCCATGAAATCAATCTTGTGACGCTTGCAGTAAGCTTCCATCCTTGGCTGCGTAAGCTCTAGGATCTTCTTCCAATCATCACCGAACGCCTGCGTTACCAATCCTTTTTTCATTTGTCATTCCTATCGTAATCTTCCCATGTGATATGCTTGCAACCCTCGATTGCGTCCTCTCGCGTTTGGTAAGTATCGAAGTGGGACCAGTCTTCTTCTCTGCCTTCACCAGTCTCGTCAATATAAACCGCCCACTCTGGCTTTCCGTCTTCGTCAAATTCTTTCTTAATCCATCTCATAGTCTTGGTACTTCCTTTCTTATTTGAGCTAATACGAATAGGGATCTTACCAGGGCGCGCTCGAGATGGTCAACACTTGTTTCTCCATTCACGTCTGGACAAGGCGTTGACTTGTGCAACTGCATCTGCGCTGTGGCTAGGTGGCGAATAGCTCTTGCGATATGGTAATCGTGCGTAGGCCGATCCTTCTCCAGCCAGTCTCCGTATCCAGACTTATCTGATCCCTTACCCATTACGCGCCACACAATCTCCTGTGCAGCATTGCCCATCTCTTGGATTGTTGGTGCGGTCATAACTTCATCCCTGGAGGCGTGTAGCCCTTTACCCAAGACCATACTTTCTGCATAGCACAGAAGGCAATACCAGCTTGGTAGAGTTCGTCTTTATCCCAAACTTTAGTCATTATTTTGCTGGGATCATTTGATGCCAGCACGATTGATACGCCTGCTGCTTTGGGGTTTTCGGAAGCTGACAAGTAAGCAAAAATTTGGGCGCAATCTGTGTCATAGAATGGCTCATATTTTGGATTAACTTTCCGATTCTTTAAGTCAACGATAGCGTCACCAACACCCCGTAGTTTGACGTATGCGTCACATCTTCCAGCATACCCTGCGCCAACAAGTGCCTTCTCGCACCAGTAGGTCTTTTCCACGTTTTCTTCTGCCCACTTCTTAAACGTGGCGATGTATGGTTGCAGGATTGGGTCTGTGGTAGTATCACGTCCCATAAGGATATTTTCTGCCTCCTCGTGCATAAGCGTGCCATGTTGAGCTGCCTTCGTTGTTGATTCTTTAGAGTCCTTAACCACTCTTCGAGAGTAATCTTCGAGCGTTTCATTTTCCTCCTTTGGCAACGTCAATGATGACATAATTGCCTGTTCAATTTTCCAACTGGTCAATTGGGGCTTATCCAAAATAGACAAAATCGAAGTAACGCTAGGATAAAGAAGCATCTTCCTAGCATCGGCAACAGTCGTATTCCTAAATTTGCCATTCTTGCCCATAACTGTATGAGCAGATTCCCCCTCGGCTGTGTACCAATGACCCGCCTGGTCCGTTTGGACCAGACGGGTAACATGTTTCTTTCCATCTATATAGACGAACCCATTGCTAATTGTGAGTGCCATTAGAACGGCATTGCGTTGCCGTTTTCGTCAAGCTCGACTTTGGTAGTCGTAGGCTTTCCTGCGGCAGTCGCAAACTCCTTGGAGGCGCGGATCTTTTCCTGCAACCAGTCGGGCATATCGTTGAACTGCCCAGCCTCACCCTGTTCGATCTCGTAATACAACTGATCGTTGGTGGTGGTAGCTGGTGCTTTCATGCCCTTGGGGAGCTTGGATGCACCCGCAATGGCGCAATACTGCCGACCTTGCTGGCTGGTCTTGTGGATCAGCGTGAGCATAGCTGGTTTACCAAGAAGGTTCTTCAAGCTGAACGCTTGTAGTTCCTTGGATGTGAAGGTCTGGCCGCGCCATTGTTCGAGAAGCTTCCGCAAGCTTGCTTTCTCGCCAAGACTGCGCGTCTGCTCGATGGAAACGACCATAGGCTTTTGAACCTTGGTCACTTTGCCTTTCTCTTCTACCTCGTACTCATCAGTCTGATCAGGCAACTCAAAGGTCAAGCGAACTTTGGGTGTCCACTTCTCTTGGTTATCCCAGTTGGTCTTCTGGTGTCCAAGATCGACCAACGAGTAAAGAACGCCTACGGTTGCGCCAGCTTCGGGCAACTTGCGTTCTGATTTCTGCGATTCACTTAATGTCAATGCCATTGTAGTATCTCCTTTATTTATTTGGGTTTATTGGTTGTATGTATTTGGGGGTAAGTTGGTCTGGGCTATGTACCCAAAATCCAGCACCGACAGTCGTTGCCATCGGATTGTTTGGTACATATTCGATCTTCACATTTGCTGGTGCAATCTGTCGAGCCAATTCGCACACGCTGTCGGCGGTCAGTATGACTAACCATTCCTTGCGTCCATTACGCCGAAAGAATACCGCTGGAATCTTGCCTTCTGGACAATCCCGCTTCGCTTGCTCCATCCACTCTTCGGGCTTGAGTGCTTGGCAACGCTTGCCTTCGATATGAAATGGGAAGTTCTCGCAAACCACATCCCCGCTGCCACCCTCTGGATTACCTGCGAACTGCTGCGTCCTTCTGGCTTTCTGCCAGCCTTGCTCCCGCAGGTAATTTGCTAATTCACGCTCGCCCGCTGCACCCTTAGCTCGACTATTGATTTTGCCCATCCATTGGGTTTAGCTGTCAACCCACACCAGCGTCGAGATATATTTTAGTTCCGCCAAGTTCTATTAGCTTTGCTAATATCCTCATTAAATCGTCTAATCATTGATATCATTGTCAGCTTCTCGACGATCTTCTTGTTCTTCTTGACCCAAGCCACGGCTTCGTCAAAGGATTGTGTATCCTTCAGTCCATCCTCAAACTTCGCCCACGCCTCCTTCTCGGTCATAGATTCTGAAATACACGCCAGCTTTGGCCTGTCGATGGACAAAGCAAAGTTGTGACACTCTTACAGCGTGCAATTGGCAACAGCCAGAAAAGGTCGTCATGCATACCCCAGCAAGCGACATAATCAACACCAGTAATTACTTTCTTGGGAGCATTGTATCCAGACCCGCAGGATGTGGTGAAGCGATACCTACTCCTCCCAGGCTCGACGTTCTGTGCTGCCTTGACCTGAATGCGGTGGAACTTGCCATGCTTTTCGGCTACCAAATCGTAACCAGAAAAATCCTCAAGCGGGGCAAGCACATTGTAGCCACATCGCAAAAGTGAGCTTACAACTCTTGAAACTCCTATTGCACCGATCTGTCTTGGTGATAATTTAATTTTCATGCTTGACTGATCTACGTTTGTCCTAGAGACTTTTTCCTATGAAAGCAATAACAACTATAATGGTGACAGCGATGCTGATGGCATCGGTAAATGCGGATGACTTCGATGGTGGCGTATATGATTCCGGATACGCTGTGTTTAGCGGTGGCAAAGGATTGGCCATAACATCCAATGGATTGATAGTGGATAATGGCATACTTAAACAAACCCCTAATGGATGTTATTCATCGTGTGGAGATGTTTATTATGGTGGCAATGAAATTGTGACAAAAACTGGATACCTTTATTATGGATCAAATGGGACAAAGGTGCAGGTTGGTGAGTATTATTCTGGTACAGCAGGGTCAACTTATGTGTTTGAAAATGATCCAGAATAATTAGCCGCCACCAAAAGCATTAAGCCTGTTGTTAATTCTATTCTCAAGTCCAGCAATAAACTTCTTTCTTCTTGGATCGGCAGCAACCCTTGCTCTTTCATCATTTAATTGAGCTTGGCTTGCTGCAATCATAAGTTGCTTTGGATTTACGCCTTCAATACCAGCAAGCGTTTTTGGTCCAATCGCTCCGTCAACTGCAACCTTGACTCCAAGCGAGTTTAGACCCTCTTGGATGTACTTTGTTGCACCGCCCAAACCTCGATTAAATGCAAGATCCTGCGTGAATGGTTGGATGGCTGGTGGAAGTTTGGATACAAGCGGTGCTGTGTATTGGCTGATATATTCAGCCGCCGCACTCTCCCTATCTTGGGCTGGCAAGCCTGCGATTTTTCTGAATGCTTCTGGGTGGTATCGGTCATTGATTCCAGCTACCTCATAATCTCCACCCATATCACCAGCAGGCAATGCGTACACTGAAAGATTGCCCTTCTTGTCACGCCGACCCTCCCAATTAACTGTTGTTTTGGCTGCATTCACCAAATCAACATTTGAAACATTTGTTGCGGACTTTGATTCAGGCTCTATAACGTCAAATCCAAGATCAATTTTTGGCTGAACGGACTCTTGGGGTTTAGTCTGAATTATATTAGTTACTGCCTGCTGTCGAATCGGCTGTTGTACTGGAGCAATTGTTGGTTTTGGAATGTTTGCCTGAATCATCTTTTCGTAGCGTTCCATTTTATTTCTCCTTTGGTGTCAAGTAATCCCTATTGTATTTCAAGAACTGCCTTTTTCCATCTTCAGCACCGCGCTCATACGCCTTTTCTAATGCCTTTACCTTAAACTCTGGTTCCATTCCATCAAATGTTGCGCTCTGGAATAGATTATCCACAAGAGCCTTTCTTCTTTGGCCAACATACTCCTGATAAATTGCGTACTGGTTCTCATCAAGCTGGTAAGTAATTTTCTTGTCCATAACATTCCTTGACGGAACGGATGGCAACACATCAGCATTTCCAGTTTCCTTCCATAGCCTATATAGGGCAAGATTGGATTCGTCGCTTGGGACTATTCTTGACCTAGTGAAATCAAGGAAATTGTATAGAAACGGATTCGCTCCTTCTGGAGTCTGCTTAACTGGATTCCCCCACATATCTCTTTTGAGTGGCAATTCCTCTGCTCCAATCGCCTCGCGCGCAAACTCCGGCATCTTTGATTTGAGAACATTGGCGAATAGTTGCAGGCTATCATCTGTTTTTGAGTCAATCATATTTTCCCGACTTGCCTTATTGAAGGCTTGCAATGTGTTGGGGAATGGTATTGATGATATTGTTCCGTATAGTGATTCTAAATAGCTGTCGTAGTCTTCTTTTGAGATTGCATTAAGAAGAGTGTTTGTACTTTTTAAGAATGTTTGATTGAGCGTATAGCTTGCAACTGACGGCAAGCCTTTAAGGGTTACATCAAGAACATCCTCTAGTAATGCAGATCCTTCATTCTTGCTTAATACATTTGCATAAACATTAAAGATTGTTCCAAGGTATCCAAAATTCTCATAGCTTTTTATGTCATCTCCAGTTTGGATTGCTGGATCTTCTCCATTCAATAGCCTATTTAGTCCGGACATATTGATTGTATTTGGAGGCTGTGTTTCGTATTGGATTCCTCTTTCCTTTGCTGACTTCGGGGCAGATCCAACAATAACACCAGCTCGATATAGGGCGGCAGCCACCCCTCCAATTACTGCTCCAACTATTCCTTTAGCCGCAGCTTCAAGTGCTTTTTTTCTGTCTCCTTTAACTGTATAATATGCGCTTTTGGAAAAGGCCAATCCTGGCACTGCAACATCAACAACGTCTGTAACAACATTAACTGGTGTCTTTGTGTATGGCGCAACGATTGACTTGGCAAGTGGCCCAACAATAGGAATAGCTTTTACAGCATTTGCTACAACACCAACTACTGCTGTAAGTTTTGTGTCTTGTTGGAATGTTGCCTCTGCCGCCTTGTTTGATATTCCCTTTAACTCTGTCTTTGTAGGGAATCTTACGCTTGCTAAAACTTCCTTTGGTGATTTTCCTGCTAAAATGGCTTGCTCTGCAAGAAGTCTGCCCTCTGCAAATCCTCTTGCTGGAACGTCTCCAAGCGTTAATACCCTTCCTACTGGTTCTGTATATGAGCCGATTATCCCCTCGGCAAGCTTCCGCACTCGATCAATAAGTGCAATGTTACCTTTTGCATTCGTAGCCATGTCTTTCCCAGTAAATGCTTGAGCCAAAGATTTGAATACAGTAAATCCCTTAACTCCTTCTCCAGCTAGAGCAGATGACGCTGGAATGCCCTCACCCAAGAATGCCCTAATTGCTTCCTTTGTCTTTTCAGCACCACGAATCATTGCACCCCTTGTTGTGAGTGCAGATTGTGTCATCGTCCTTGGTTGCTTGGTCACATAACTTATTACTGCATCTCCAGCGGTTGCTAATGACCTAACTCCAAGCTGGCCGACTGCTCTGGCTACGTTAAATATTGGATTCTTAACAAGAGATAATGGACTTAAAAGCGTAAGCTGTATGGCTTGTGGAAGTATTTCTCCAACAATTTTTTTAGGCAGAATACTATCCGAGTATCTTTGCAATTTAGTTACTGCGCTTGCGGCAACATTCCTTGCATTTTCAGCCGCAACAGCGGCCTCATCAGTTGGGTTTGATCTGTAAAATTTTTCTGCTTCAACTAGGTTCGTTTTTGCTTGTTTGCTTGCATTAAATAATCGAAGAATATTATCTTGAACGCTTTTAGGTATATTTCTTTTTGCTGCTTCCGCTGCTTTTGATATGGTTGCTAAATACCCAGCAGGCGTGTTTATGTACTCACGGACATTCCTTAACGAAACACCAGCCAGCGATGCGGCTTTAGTAAATTCATCCCAATTGATTGCAGCAGATGCTGGGTCTGCATCAATCTGCCTTGCGGATAATATTGCATTCGCTCCTGCTCTTTCTGCATCATCATACGCTGACGAAGTAATGCTTCTTCTTGCAATTGCATTTAGTTCATCATCCGAAAGTTCCTCAAGGTTTCCCTTAATAGCACCTAGTGGAACATTCTGTCTTACTGTGCTTGGCTGAAGCGCAACCTCTGCCTTGAATGGCTCTGGTGCTTTTTCAGACTTCAATACTCTTTCTGCTGTTCTAGCTATTTTAGATCCTTCTGGAACTTCTGGCATCTTAAACTCTGGGCGTACTGTGCCAGACTCAAAGCCAGCCTCGCCAACTACGCCTGGGCGAATTGGTTGCTGGCCTTCAATAGTCCCGATAACCTCTGATGGTTGCGGTTTTACCTGCAACGATGGAGCAATTTTCGGCTGAAACAATTGTTGAAATTTGTCAATAGCTTTTGTTGGACCAGCAAGCCCTGCGCCGACAACCATAGGCGTGGCAATCTCAAGAGACTTTGTTGTTATTGGGAACATCGCAATATCGGCCTCGCGCATTCTTTGGTAGTCAGCGTAACCTTGTTCTCCAGCCAAGATTCTTGCAAGTCCAGCTTGCCCCATTTCGCCTGCTTTGTATCCGGCTGCACCTCCAGCCAATCCTCCAGCAAGTATCCCAACTGGTCCAGCAGGCGCGCCAGCAGCACCTCCAAGGATTGTTCCAGCAACAGCACTAGCTCCAGGTATAATCTGTTCTCCAACCGACCTTAACGATGCACCAACAAGCGTTGGTGGCTTTTCCTCAATGCGAACAACCCGCCCATCCTTGGCCTTCCCAACAGCAAATCCAACGCCTTTTTCTTTGTCAAATCCAGAAGAGACAGTAAGCACGCCTTCGTTCATTGCCTTCCTAACGGCTGGCAATGCTGCTGGTTGGATCATTCCCTTTTGGATGGCTTCCTCGGTTGGAAGGTATCCTGCGGATATAGACCCATCTGGCCTTGTTTCTGGAGGCATTGCTTCAAGCGCATCAGTTGCCTTGAGCATTGCATCCTCTTGAGACATACCAGACTCAAGATTTTTATTAAACTCTGTAGTTAGTAGGTTTGCTCGCTCTGGAGCATATACATCTAGCGGATTTCCACCTTGCGAAACATAATCCCGCTTGATTTGGGACAAATACTGCTTGTCTGGTTCGATTACTTCAAATGATTCCGAAGGTGTTGGTTGATCATTTTCTGGCTCAATAATGTCAAATCCAAGATCCTGCTTATTTGCATTTACCTCTGGCTCAATAATGTCAAACCCCAGGTCGGGACTTGCCATTGTGTTATCTCATCCTTACTTTGCCGTAACCTTGAATGTAGACAATATCTCCAGATTTTGCACCAGCTTTAATTGCCTCATCTTTTGAGGCATAGGAAGGAACGGCTTGCTGTCTTTGTGGCTGTGCGGTTGGTTGGGCTGTTGGTTGCTGTGGCGCAGGCTTTGCAACCGAAGGCATTCCGTAACTTTGAGGCATTTGAGTGTCCTTTAATGCCTGCATTTGCACGCCAGCAACATTTCGCTTTTGCTCGGTTTCCATTATCTTTTTCTCAATATCACTTGTTTGCTGTGAATATGGTTTTCCAAATAATGCTCCAGGCAACCAGTCTGGTCCTGGCTTCTCGCCACCCATCCATCCTGCTTTAGCGGATTGTATGTCAGCCTTCTTTTGCAAGTTCTGCTCAAGCTCAACCTCTGCTTTAGCCATATCAGCCTGATGCTTTGTAAACTTTCTTGATTGCTCTAGCTCCCAATCAACTTGGCGTTGTTTAGCCCATTGAGCCTTCTGCTCTGGTGGCAATGCCTTGAATGGAATCTGCTCTCCGTTTACATCAATCTTGAAATCTTCAAATGGAAGAACTTGATTTGATCTTATTGCTTCCTTCTCTTGCTGATTCTGGGTGTATGCGTTTAACTGTGCATTCTGAAGTTGCTCGCTTAATGCGGCTCTACGCAATGCATCTTTATCCCCAAAAGTTTGAGGAAACATTGCCGCCAAATCCATTGTAATTTTACCCATAAATCTCCTTAAATGCTTATGTTAGGGATCAATGATCCAATACCAGAAGCAATTGCACCAAAGTTCTGTGCTCCGCTTGGCTGGCTAGCCACTGCGCCTGTGTATGCACCATACGTTTTGGCTTGATAATCCGCCAACGTATTATAAATACCAGCCGCATTCTGCGCGCCAAGGAATCCAGCATTAGGATTAACATATCCGTATGGATTCGCTGCTGAAGAAGCACCTTGGAACTGGCCAGTCTGCAATGGTTGAGAAGCTGCAAGGTAGTTGTTAAGCATGCCTTGCTGTGTGCCAAGCCGCTGTGATGCCAAGTTATACATCGTAGGACCGCTTGCAATAAAGCCTTGAGCTGCTCCCAAACGAGATTGATCAAGAGCGTTACGCAAGCCAATGTCTCGGGCAGCAGCAGCACCAGTTGTCTCGCCAGATCCAAGGAAGGCAGCGGCTGCGCCATACCGTGCAAGCTTGCGCTGTTCTGCGGCAGCACCAATATTGGCTGCTTCTTGCACTGCTGGTCCAAGACCAAAGATATTTCCACGCGCAGACTGCGCCGATCTGGCTGCTTGTTCATACTGACGGCGTTCTTCAACACCAAGCGTAGATCCAAGTTTTAATTGATTTAACGCCTCCTGCTCAATTTGATTGCGAAGGTCTTCAGTCTGCTTGGTCGTTGTTGGGCCAAGAGGAGTTTCAGCCATCGCCTGGTACTGCTTGGCAAGACCGCGAACGGTTGCGCCGATAGTAGGGTCAATTACATCAATTTGTTTTAATGTTCGTTCTTCTGGTAAACGCAGTGATTCTCTGAATTTGGAAATGGCTGAAGTGGCTTGTTCTCCACTTACTGGCTGATAGCCCTCATAAAGACCTTTAGCTTCTAGCGTATCTTTCTGGGCCTGAGCAAGCTGACTTTTAATGCTATCAATAGATTTTTGAGCTTCAGTTTTGCTTGTACCAGAAGGAAGATCAGCATATATTTTATTTGCTTGATCAAGTTGGCTTTGCAGATCAGTTGTTGCCGCAATCCCGATGTCGTAAAGGCTTTTATATTGACTCTTTCTTGCCGCATTGATGTCGTTAAGAATCTGATCATCTGTAACATCTACATTCAGTTTTCCAGCAAGACCGCCAGTACCGAGTCCGAGTTGGCTTTCTCCTCGAAGAGCTTCTAAGCCTGTTGTAAGCTTTTTATTTTGGGAGAAATCAGAATCTATATTTACGCCAATGTCGGACAATCCAAGCCTTGATAGCGATTCGTTGAGTTTAGGGGCAGTTCTTGAAGCCGTTGATTCCAGTCTACGTAACGTGTCCTGCTCTGTAACAAGCCTACCCCTTGCTGCCTCAAGCTCCTTTTTTGACAACTTGATTTTTGTTATGCCATCAACGTCTAATCCCCTTGATCTATATTGCTGTATCTCTACATTCTTTCTTTGCTCATTGATTTGATCAATTTCATCGGATGCTGCGGTGATATTCGCAATTGCTTGTTTCGCATCAAGACTTAAATTCTTTGAATCAAAATCACGAACAAGCTTGGCTGCATCTTTTAATGCATTTTGATAATTTGTATTTAGATTGTTTACTCCAAATTTTTGAGCTTGAGAAAGAATATCTGAATAATAATTTAGAGCTTGCGTGAAGCTTTCTGGTTTTGATTTCGGAAGAGTTACATCTGCTTTTTCAAATTGATATTTTTGCGTTGCGGCATCAAGATTTATATTGCCTTTTTTGTCAGTATATAATGCAGGATCAAGTTTATATACATTCTTGATCAAATCTGTTTGTGCCTTTGCCTCGTCAAACTTTCCTTTTGTAGCATAGCTTGCAGCATCGGTAAGACCGAGTGCTTTATACCTATCAATTGTGGCTTGGTTTGGATCTACTTTAGGTGCTGCGGCCATATTAAACTATTCCTGTCCTTGGAAGCCCGCTTAAATAATCAATTTGATTTGCGCCTTGAGATTGTTGAACTTCTTGCGGAACTGCTCCCATAGGAGATTGACCATAAAGGCGAGCAAATTGAATTGCAGCCTGTTGACCAAGGCCACGCTGAGTTGCGAAAGCCTCTGGAGCAGTCTCAAATTGACGGCGCATAGCCTCAATAGAACGCTGCGGCCCAAGTTCACGTTCAACCTGCAGGGCTGCTTGAGCTGACTTCTGCAAGTCTAAAGCCGACATCTGGCGTTCTAGTTCACGCTGGCGGGGCATATACTTCTCGCGTAAGCGTTGCTCTAAAGCCGCTACGTCTGGCTGTTTCTGGATGTATGTCTCAAGCGAAGAGCGATAGAAAAGATCGTTAGCCCTAGCTGCCTCAAGTGGATTGGGAGGCGGCGGAGGTGCTGGAATAGAAGGACTGCCACCCATTAGAGTAAAGCCTTTCGCATAAATGTCATATAGTCATAACTCCTTGGTTTACCAGAACGATTAAAGGTGATCCGCTTGCGAGGACCAAAACGCTCCCAAAGGAGCAACAGCAAGCACTTTAAGGATTTAGCACCCTTTGATGAGATCGTCAAGTCAACAAAGACATTCTCACCATCTTCGCTATGCACATAATGATCAGCCTTTTGTCCGTCCTTTATGCACCTAGCCAAAGCCACTCCAGCTATCTCATCCCCATCCTTAACTATCCCGACCATGCCTTGCTTCTCAAACCATCCGTACCAAGCCCCCAGGTTAGGCCACATAGCCTCTGGAACGCTGCTCTGCTCAATATACTCAATAGCCGTCATATTGTCTTCTGAATTTCAATTGTATCTGGATTGGCCGCAGCCGTAATTTGACGGACAGCTAACTTATTTCCAGTGCTTGAAATCTTGATGTTAAGCAAACGCCATTTCTCATACTTGCGCAGGTCACTGGCAATCCTCTTCTTTGTGATTGTGGGCAGTGCGGCTGGCAAGACAAATGGCAATACTAATGTTGAACTTGCAATGTCAATGTTTGCTTGTACCACAACATCGCCAACATCGGTATCACGCTGGATGAATATGGATGTATCGTTTGAGAATGAGTTATCAAAGATAACCTCAAAATGGCTACCATACTTTGCCGAAAAAGGATCGCCAAAGTTAAAGTCCTTGGTTCGCACATAGGACTGATATTCAGTCCCAGCATCCTTGTAGTCCTCAAATGTAGTGCCAGCGGGAGTCTTATATCCAGAATACTTCTCAATGATTCCGTTGGTCTTCTTAAACATTGCCCTTGACCCCTCGTTGTCGTAGTTGGTAAGAGTAAACTGCATAACCTGCGGACTCCAAGTACCCTCAAACGCATTCAGGGCGGTATTGTAAACAATCAGCGTGTCGTTGTAATCATTTGAGCCAGTTGGTACAGCCAAGAAGTATCGGTTATCGTAGAAGATTGCTGTGGAAAGTCGAATTGACGTTGTGTTAATGTTTTGGATTACATCCTTGACAATCTCGGAAAGAGGGATTCCTACTGATGTGAAATCGTCAGCAACCGAGCGAACAAGCGACCTAATACCGTTGTCCGACAAGAATAGAATATCGCTGCTTACTTGAACTGCGCTTCCAGCCGCAACGCATCCAGTATTGTTTGAGATAAGCGAAACAATCCAATCCGTTGCAGATGTAGAATCTGGAGGAATGTCAAGTTGGAATATTCTTCGCTTCTTGAAAACAATAATGCGATTCTTGTAGTAAGGAACAATTGCTGTTATCTCGTCTCCGTCATCTCCGTTGACAACGATGCTATTTGAGGAATCCCATACATTCGGATCAAGAATGTCCGAAGCATAAATAGTATTCCTAAACTCTCCAGACCCAACTCCAATCAACCTATTTTCAGCATTGATTAAAAGCCTCAAGTCTTGTGGTGGCGGGCTAACAGTTGCTGTTGCGGTTGCTCCAATTCCATCGCCAATGATTGTTACTTCAGGTGCGCCAGAGTAACCAGATCCTCCGTCTGATACTGTTACACTTATAGTTCCGTTGGCTACCTGCGTAATCAAAGTTGGACTTGTGCCTCCCCAATCTGGTCCAGTTACAAAAGCTGTTGCTGTTGTGTATCCAGCACCACTGCTTGTAACAGTAATGGCTCGCAGCTTCCCACCTTGTCTTGTGACCCTTGTTCCATCCCAGAAATGCAAGTCGCCATCAGCATCTGCCATATACATCTTGTCGTTAAACTGAGCAAAGCTAACTGCAACATCGGCATCAATGTTGTATCCATTAGACCATATTTGAGCATATGATCCAAATGTACTTGCAGTATTAGCCCAGGTTGTGTCGGCTGGGTGTAGGGTTGCGCTTCCGCTTGAGTCAATGCTATAGAATCTACCTTGCGTTACTGTAAGCAATTGCTGGTAGTTGTATGTCTCAAAGTATCGCATTCCACCAACTGATGTTGATGTGCTGGTTGCTCCAGTCGCAAAGCTTGTAGTGCCTACGCGAGTCTCAAGATTACCCTTTGGCGAAAGGGTCATATTGTACAGCTCTTGTACTTGGTTTTCTGCTAGTAGGTCAGATTGCAGGCCGCTTGCTTGACCTCCCGTAAAATTACGGATTCCGTCAAACGCCAAGAGATCGTCAAGGTTATCCGAATAGTAAGGCATAATGCCTCCTTTAAGCCGAGAACATTTCTTCTATGGTTAGCTCGCCTAAACTTTGCGGTGTAATCTGTTTCACGCCTCCAACCTGGCTCAACTCGTAGTTAGCCATAGCAGCAAGGTCTGAATTTGCACCCTGCGTAATTGCTTGCGCCTTGGCATACTGCCGTTCGCGCTCTAGTGCGTCAGCGTGAGTCAATGCAAGAACCAAGTGATGAACATGTGGCAAGCGAAGTTCATCATCAAGAGCGTCTGTAGACGGAGGAAAGTCAACGATATAGTTCGTCCTGGTAAGGCACTTCAGCTTCTCCACAACACGCAATGGAATCGTGCCAGATGTGGCAAGCCTTGGGTAGAGGTTAAGCTGCGCAATGCCACTGCTATTACGGCCTGTAAAATGGTATGTATCTGGATCGCCAGTGCGATCGTCGGAAAGTAAGCCTGGGTCTTGGCTGATGATTGTGGCTAGGTCAATTGGGTCAACTTCGGCATCGTTGTATGCAATGGAAAGAGGCGTTTCTACATTCGTTCCTAGCGTGATCTGCCTGTTTGTTCCAACTGAATAGGTGGAGTTGGTTACAGTCTCGCGCCAAGGCGCAAAGTCCCATACGCGCCGATAGGCCAAGCTTGCGGCCTTCTGCAAGAAGGTAAGCGTGTCAGCATCGGTTTTACCGATCTTCTCACCCGCATATTGGGCGATTTCAGTTAGGGTCATTTAGTTATTCCAAGGAAAAGGAACAACAGAAACTTTAGGATTTAGGATATCGTTGATTTGCTCGGAAAGACTTGCTTCAAGTCCAGTAATATCAACTGAAGAAATAACCCAAGATTTTACAATATCTTCGGTGAGTTGATCGAATGGAATAAATGAATCTCCTAGATTGCTGAATGAGGCTGTGCCATAGCGAGCGCACTTTGCATTATTATCGGTTGCTGTGTATTCCCAATCAACTTCAACAACAAAGTCTTGCCTGTTGTTTAATTCTTTTGCTGCTCGGAGTTGTTTTATGTTTAGATTGTATTCCATATTATGATCCAGCCATTATTACCCAATTTGTTCCATCAGAAACAAGCGTTGCCCAATTTCCAGCACCAGATGCAATAATTGCAGTTCCAGCAGTAGTCGTATTTTTTGGAACAACATTGCTTGATGCGGAAACAACAGTTCCAACAGCAACTGTTTTTATCATAACTTCTCTTCCTGTCCAAGATGAAGCCGCAGGAAAAGTAACAATACAAGATGATCCTTTGTTTACAATAATCCAATTCTCTGTTGCGGCCAAAGTAAAATCAGTAACCTTTGTAACTGGCGCACCGCGACCGAAAGAACCAACTACTTCTAGTTTGTTGACTGGTGCTGCCACTCCAATGCCAAAATTTCCGTTTGTATCAATAACGGCTTGAGTTCCATTTTTATAGAAACTAAATTGATCTGCGGATAATCCTCCAACATTTTTACCAATTATCCATTTATCAGCGCTTGTATCTGTTGAATCATAGAAACTAATAGATGATTCTGCGTTTGCAGATAATGATTGAACATTAACTGTTCCAAAAACAGAGCTTCCTCTTACATGGAGTGGAGCAGCAGGACTCGTAGTCCCAATCCCAACATTTCCAGATGAATCAATTCGGATACGTTCTGTGTTTGTAGTTTGGAATGCAATGAAACCTGCTTCTACTGTTGTAAGATAAAGTCCACCTGTTCCCCTATTTGCAAGATTTGTATTGGCATTTGAGCCGCCGCTATCCCTTATAATCCTAAATCCATAATCTGTATATGTGTCGTCACCAGTAAGATCAATTGTAACATTTCTGTTTCCAGATAGTCCAGATTTTCCAACTTCAAGGTATTGAAAATTTCCAATACCATAAACATCGAGTTTTGATGTGGGACTTGTAGTCCCAATCCCAACATTTCCACTGCCATCCTTATAAATCTGTCCACTACCAATATTAACTACATTGGTAGATCCAGTAATTGTTCCAAGGAGTGTGGATGTTGTTGCGGAAAGGTTTGTGATCGTACCAGTCGTGCTATTCAGTGTAGCAACTGTTCCAGTAGTAATACTAGCCGTACTCGCCGTCAGCGTCTGGACTGTTCCGTTGGTAATGTTGGCCGCAGTAGACGTAGTAGTTCCAGTTGTAAGACTTGAAATTGTCCCGCCAGTTCCAATAATTGTTCCAGTTACGTTGCCATTTAATGGGCCAACAAAACTTCCAGCCGTAAGTGTTCCAGTAAAGCTTGAGCTTGTATAAATTCCGTTACTCAACGCATCATTGAACATACTTCCAACGGTAACCCTGCGCGGTGCGGATGTTGCGGTTAAGTCTGAATCAGCAATCAATAACTGGTCAGAGCTACCAACGCTAGTGATTACTGGCTGTGTTGTGATGATGCCAGCATAAATCTCAGTCTGGTCAATAAGATTGTGAAGACCAGCGGAAGTTACTGTTCCGTTGGTTGAGAAGGTGACTTGACGATTTAGAATTGTTGCCATATTAAGCCGTAAACCTTATTGCGGTTGCGTATAGAGTTCCAGATGGAATTGTACCATGTGAAACTGTATCTGTATTAAGAATTGTGTATCTTACAACATCGGTTGCTTCTGTTCTAAATGTGCTCATCATTCTTGCCCCAGCTGTAGGTACTCCAGCGGTTCCAGAACTTGAACTAAGTGAAGTAAGTCCACCGAAAACAATATCCCCAATCGCTGCACCAGAAACTGTAAATGTTCCAGTTGTTATATTTGATCCAGTTGTTGCTGAGTCAAGGTCTTGGAGCGTTGCGCCAGTAAATGCAGCAGTTCCATAATTAAATGCTTTTACACCACCAGTAGAACCAGTAATCCTGGCTGTTCCAAATGTAGCAGAAGCAATCGTTGATACGTTTACCGACTCAGTGCCAATCGTTGCTGTTCCAGTAGATGCCGTAATGCTTGTTCCAAATGTGGCAGGACCAGAAGCAAACAAAGTCCCAATCGTGGATGTGCCAGTAGATGCTGTAATATTTGTGCTAAAAGTAACAGTACCAGTAAATGTTGATGCTCCAGCAACAGACAAAGATCCAGTGCTGTTAACGCCAGTTGTGGATATTCTCAATGCTGAAGATGTATCGTCTCCATCGGTAACAACTTGGAGCGTGCCATCAACTCCTCCTGTCCCAAATGTCTTTAGGAGTTGTGGATAGCTGGTGCTGATTAATTGTGTTCCAAGTGTGGGCATTTAGTCTCCTAGTTAGAAAGGCGGTTTTTAAGGACATCCCAGGCCATTGAGCAAGCAAGCCCTATTAGCCCAGCTACAGCCAGAAGCCTCGTCCGAAGGTGTTCTAGCGCACCTAATCTATTAGCAACATCCCCATGAAAAGCAAGTGACCTTTCTACCATAGCGTAAAGCTGGACTTGACGCTCTTCCATTCTGGCGAGCCTAACCTCCATGTTCCAGACTTGCTCTTCGCTCATGGCTTAACCTGTCCTGCGTCATCGGCTGCACCCATGTCTCCATAGGCTGGTAGAGAGTTGTTAGCCTGTTTCCGTGGTGAGCAGGAGGCAAGGACAAGGCAGAAGATAACTAGCGGAATTTTCATCAAACTGCTGTGATGGTAAATGGAATGCCTGTCCATCCGCTTGTCGGAATGTATGCTCCATTTGAAGATGGATTTGTAGAATAGTATGTGTATCCTCCATCTCCGTCATACTCAGTAAATACCCAAATGTTTGGAACTTCAGATAGCCAATTAAATGCCAATATTGGCAAATCATCTGGCGTTAAAGTTGATTTATAAACAGCATCTGAAATAAACAATCTTGAGTATGGCTCAAGAATTAAACTACCTCTTGTTATCAATATATTACTTGTACTCGCCACAGGAATCCCGCTGGGCGGAGGTCCACCAGCCTTAACCTTGCGAACTGCCTGCACGCCCAATCCTAGAGATAATCTTGGCATATAATTAAAATGCAATCAATCGCCAAGGGATAGAACCTTTGGCGATGTGATTACTTCAATCATTAACCAGCTATGTAGCCAATCACCTTGCCAGTTCCAGCCGTGTAGCTGTCGAACTCGCCATAGATGATGTTGCCTGAGCCAATCGTAACGCCAGTCAGAGTGCCATCATATTTACCGCTAATCGCGCTAAACGTGGTATCTGAAAGCATCTGGATAGCCCAGTAGCCAGCAGTCGCTGTTCCTTGCGTCCCTACGGAAAATCCGTATTGACCTTGGAATTTATCTAATGCGCGTGACATTAGGTGTGAAGGGCAATCCGATAGGAAGTGCCGTTAAGAGTTACGTTCAAGGACGCAGGGGATGTTGCAACAGTATTAACCGTTCCACCGCTGGAGCTTGCCGTGACTTCAAACACATTTGTGAAGCCTTGAGTGTCAAAGCGGATAGCCTTGTTCTTAGCCTTACGAGTGCTTCTTACAAATTCATTCGCCATATTTTTTTCTCCTTAGAGCAGCACGTTTGATGCTATCTGGCGTATGCTCACTTTTGAATCTACTGCCAAGCTTTTGTTCCTGGCGGTAGTACCCCTTCAATAAGTTTGTTTGATTTACCCCAAGCGGATTGTCGAGGGGTTCGCCAACCCCCACTAGGGATAATCTTTGCGGGACGGTGAATCGTTTAAGGTAACGAGGGACAGAATCCCTTTCGGCTACAGCTTTTTCCAGTTCGACAACTTTCCCATTTCTGGAGTCCTCGTACTGGTAAATAGGCATATTAGCTATAGTTATTCTTATCCGACTCCTCGGCCATCTTCATCATCTTTTCCTCTTCGGACATTGAGTTTTCACCTTCGGCCATGTCTTCCGACTTGTCCTTAGACTCACTCTCGCTCATGGCGTGTTCCACATTAACGTGGGCAACGCCATTCTCGATCATGTCAATAGTTCCAGAGAGTTCAACAGAATCACCTACTTCTGGCGAAACATTCTCGCTGCCATCGTTCATTTCGAACTTGGAAACAGGAAGCATCACCATTCCAGACTTCATCATTTTATTCATAGGTTTTCCAGATGAGGAAGGGGCTGGGGAGGTTTTACCCTCCCCAGCTTTCCGAGGACCCATAGCGATTACTAGGGTTCCCATTTAATTATTAGCTGTAGTTGGACTTCGCAACGATGACTCGGAAGAACCGAGGATCGAGTTGCTTGGCCGCATAGAACGTCTTGAAGGACGCTACGATGCGCTGTCCGTAAGGATCGCTCTTATCTGGAGCATCAAGGATCGACACCTTCGGAGCGAAGGGCGAGCCAGAGGCTGCCAATGAGGACAAGCTAGGAACTCCGAACGCGCCACCACCGAGGAGGACGTTGGCATAACCAGTGTTAACACCAGTTGTTCCAACGCTGTTCTCAGCGATGCCAGAAGCGGAGGTATTGAAGGTTTGTACGTTAGTCGAAGAAATGACCGAAACGCCAAACAACTTGCCGATTTCACCTTTGAAGATGGCATCAGGATTCGAATAGCTCGAAACCTTCAACCAATCATCGTCCTGCTGTAGATCGCGGATAACGGCAGGGTGCGCGACGAGCGCGTAGCCATCCTTGATCTTGGGAGCACGAGCGATGAACAGCGAAGTAGCACCATCGAGCAAGTCGGTGGAGGTCAATGCGCTGTTAGCAACTGAACCAGTAGCCCAGGTCGTGCCGTTAGTCGTGTTCTGAGCATAACGGTTGTACGATTTGGTAGCTACACCAGTACCAGTGCTAGTCGAGGAGTCCTGCACCAACGCGCGGTGACAGAGTGTGTCAGCGTGGAGGGCGGCATCTTCGCCGAGTTGTTTGGTGGCTTGTGCCAAGTGCGAGAACAATTCGGTTGCGAGTACGACATCGGTTAGGATGATCTTGCTTCCGTATTGTACAAGCGTGGCTTCAACCGAGGACAACGTGAGATCACGTTCGTCGCCAGAAGAAGGAGTCGTTCCTTCCGACAAAGCGGAGATCGCAGTGATGCTGGGATCGCCGAAGCGGAAGAACCGAATCGTTTTGTTTCCACCCGTTTTGGTCGGGTAGGGGGTTTTCATTGCGAATTGCTCCATCTGGAGCAATGGGATTGCGCGTTCGAGCAATGCTTTCGAGAAGTATGCTTGGAACTGCGCGCTGACTGAGCCAGTAGTTACCATATAATTAAGTATCCTTGTTTGTTATGACTACTCAACCTCTGTCAACTTCGGATGCCATTTTCATCAATTCACGTTCCTGCTCATCTAGAGTTAGTTCGTGAAAAGCTTTAGTCTTGGCAGGACCTTTGGGTTGACCTGACGCTGGAGTAGTCGCTTTTCTGAGTTGAGAAAGTTCTTTCTCATACTCTGCAACCTTTTTCGACAAATCGGAGGCGGCCTCCGCTTTAAGCTTTACCTTTGCAATTCCAACCGCATCCTTGATACCAGCTGGATAATTACGCAAGATTGCGTGGTTTTGCAACATTTCCGATACGGCTTTGTAGAGAGGTGTATTTGAATCTTTGAGTTCAGGGTTTGCGTCAACTTCTTCCATTAGATTCTTGTCCCAAGCAGACTTCATTTCAGTCTGCACCTTCTGCTCAAACTCCTTCTTATCCTCTACTTCAATCTCGCTGGCTTTGTTTTCAGCGAGTTTCGCAAGATCGTCACGGCCTTCATCACGGTAGCTTTTTGCTGCTTCCCGATAATCTTCCGCGCTAAACTTGCGACTTCCTGTCTTTGTCTCGCCTTGAGGAGCCTCTGAAGTCTTCCTTGCCCTTTCAGCCTCGATCTGTTCGCGTTCTGCTTTGATTCTGGCTTTCTCGGCTCGGACATCTTCCCACTCCTTCTCAAGTCGTGACTTAGCCTTCTCGTAACGGGTAGGCTTCTTTTCGGAAGCCGACTCCGACTTGTCTTCTGAAGATTGCGTTGTTAAAGAACTTTTATCTTCCTTGGATTTCTCCTTGGTAGACGAAACCTCATCCGAGGCTTCTAGTTTTGTTTTTTCGGCTTTTTCAGCAGGCGCGGGTGTCTGCTCGTTATCTCCGCTGGCCTTTTCTGTAGCTTCTGTTTCTACTTTGGCTTTTTCGTCTTCCTTGGGAGTGGGAGTAAAATCCCGTCCTTCGTCAGCCGCTTGCGCCATCGCCAATACATCCGCTTCAGTTAGGTTATTTGAATCTGCCATTTGACCCTTTCTTACACTTTTCGGTAGGGAGTCATTCTACCTCAAGGTTAGTCGGCTACTGGTTCATCCGATCCATCCCCATAGCCTGGGATGG